TCTTTCTCTATATATTGTATTTATTGTAACAGTAAGGGGATAAGCCTTTTAAATTCAACGGTTTACGAGTGTTACATTTTTAAAAAAATACCGTACCAACACCGTACCAAGTGTACCAATCAACGTTTTTATAGGGTTTACACGTTTTATATTAAATTAGTGTATTTATGATAATAAAGTTGCAAAATTGTTTCATGTTGTTTATAATCACTTACAGTTTCAAAAAAAGGAAGTTCTAATGTTTGTAATGCCAGTAAAATTAAAAAGTAATTTTTACTTTAATCAATTTGATAAAATTAAACGTGACGGCGTAGCTCAAAAAGTAAATCTTCATGATGGATATAAAGATGGAAGTTCAAATCATCGTGTTAGCTTGTCTAGATACGCAAAATCAAATAAATTAAAATACAAATCAATGATTGTTGATGGGGTTTTTTGGGTTGCTTTTTTAAAAAAAGATTAGGGTTTTGATTTTATTTTTTTCTGATACAATCAACCAACAACACAGGAAATAGAATTATGAGAAAGAAAAAACTTAAAGAGCAAATAAATGTGATGAATGAAATAATCAAGCATTTGGAAAATTGCACAGAGTCATGCGAAAATGCGTTACAATATCACGAGAAAGAAAAATTAAAGGCGTTTGAGATTATCGGGCGATTAATGGTTGATAAGGAATTAGAATTATGAGCAACACAATCAAGGTTATTCGTTCAAGCGGTAAAACAAAAAACTTTCTCGATGTATGTGGCGTAGAATATGAACCAAGCGGCGAAAACGTAGATGTGGAAATTTCAATCGCTGGCGGTGAATCTGCAACACATGATTTTTTTATTGAAACGGTAACACTCAATCCTGGCGATCAAGCTTATTTAGTTAATTCGCACGGAACGACTGTTGATATTATTCGCCTTAAAAAATAGAAGGTAAAAACTACTATTACGGTTTATTTGGCGGTATAATAAATTTGTGGCTAGGCTTAGCGGCTGAATACTGACTTCAATCACCAGTGCCACAAACTTTTCCGATTGATTACCGATGATTGAGAGGTAACCCATGAAGCTACATAAATCCATTACAAACCATCAAGCAATAAAAGCATTTAATGAATTAGAACTTAAATTCCTAGAAATACACGGAAATAAATACGATTACTCGAATGTTATCTATGAATCATCAATTAAAAAAGTAGAAATTGTGTGCAAAAAACACGGGTCTTTTTGGCAAACACCAAATCACCATAAAAGTGGTAAAGGATGTCGCGAATGCGCTATTAATGAAAGAAGTCATTCCACTGAGCGTGTTATAAAAGCATTTAGAGAAAAGCATGGAAACAAGTATGATTATTCTAAAATGGTTTATATAAATAACTCTACTAAAATAGAGGTAATTTGTAAAAAACATGGTTCATTTTGGGTTTATCCAAACAATCATAAAAGAAAGGGTTGTAGAAAATGCGCATTTGAAGCGCGGAAGCTAGAATGTGAACATGTGATAGAAAGGTTTAAATCGGTACACGGAGATAAATACGATTATTCAAGATTTGAATATACTGGCTCAGATAACAAAGCAAAAATAATTTGCAAAAAGCATGGAGTTTTTGAGCAGAAACCAAATCAACACAAGCAAGGGAAAGGTTGCCCGAATTGTTATATGCCTTCTGATAACGATGCGGTTTACATTTGGCGGTCAATAGGGGATAATATTAATTCAAAGAATGTTTATAAAATAGGCCATACATCAGTAAGGCTGGGTAAAAAACGTATTAATAACGTAATAAAATCATCAGGTAAAGAAGCTGAAATAATTATATTAGTTAAGACAAATGGTCCAGCTATAGATATAGAATCAAAGCTAAAAAAAATTGGAGAGAGCGCAGGATACTCAGGCTTTGATGGTGCTACTGAGTTTAGGGTGTTTAGTGATGCGCAACTTGAAGAAGCATTAGATTTAATTAAAAACGACTGTGGACATGATTAGGGTTAAAGGGTAAGTAATGCCAAGCGGTAGATTAAGAACAAAAATTGATGATTTACCTAAAGACTGGGAAAAAATTATTTTATCAGTCGGTAGTGACGGTGGAAGTGCCCTTGAAGCACGTGCAGCACTAGGAGTCGGCCGTTCAGCATGGGAAACATTGCTGGCAGATAGTGAAATTTTTCGTGCAACCGTAGAAGAAGCACAAACGCTTTGCCAAGTTTGGTGGGAATCAAACGGTAGAAGATTGGCAGTTGATGGCGGAGGTAATGCCACAATTTGGAAATTCAATATGCAAAACCGATTCGGCTGGACCGATAGACCAAAAGAAGAAGAAGCGCCAAAACAAGAGCAGCAGAAAGTAGTTATTGAGGTTATTGGTGCGAATACAAGCAACTGAACCACAGGCGGCTTTTATGCAGCTAAAAGCTAAGTATAAAGGCTTCTTTGGTGGTTACGGTACTGGCAAGTCTGAAACGCTTGCTAATTGCGCTATTATTGACGCTATGCACTCACCTAGCGCATTAATCGGTATTTATGAACCTACTTATGATCTAGTGCGTTTAATCATCGCCCCACGTATTCAGGCAAAGCTTGACGAATATGGCATGCGGTACAAGTACAACAAACAAGAAAATGTTATTTATACGGCTAACGGCGGTATTGGTGATTTTATACTTAGAACGCTCGATAATCCTGAACGTATCATTGGTTACGAAACGTTTAGAGCGCATATAGATGAACTTGACACGCTTAAAACCGATAAGGCACAAGAAGCCTGGAACAAAACAATCGCACGTAATCGACAGTCGATTTTTGATGTTGAAACTGGCGAACCACATCAAAACCAAGCCAGCGTATACACGACTCCTGAAGGTTTTAAATTCTGCTACAATCGCTGGGTTCGTGATGGTGGTGATGATTATGATTTTATTCAAGCGGCTACAACATCAAACCCGTTTTTGCCGCCGGATTATGTGCAGTCATTGCGCGACTCATACCCTGAAAAACTAATCGAAGCCTACATAAATGGCCAGTTTGTAAACTTAACCAGCGGTACGGTTTACGAGTATTTTAGCCGAACAGATAACGCGTCTAACGAAACGATACAACCTGGCGAACCGTTGCACATAGGTCAAGACTTTAACGTTGGCGGCTGTTGTTCTGCGGTGTTCGTTCATCGTGGCGATCAGATACATTGCGTTGATGAATTCCAGTCACATGATACATTCGGGATATTGGATAACGTGGCGAACAGATACCCAAACAACCCGATAACGTTTTATCCTGATGCTTCAGGCTTCTCAGGTAAAACCAACGCGTCAATCTCGGATAATCAAATGTTAATTGACGCGGGTTATGAATTGGTAGCACCTAGAAAGAACGGATTAGTTAAAGATAGGGTAAATGCGGTTAATACTTTGTTTTCAAAGAAAAAACTATTTATAAACACTACAAAATGCGTTAATATAACCACATCATTAGAGCAACAGGCGTATGATAAAAACGGAGCGCCTGAAAAGTTCGGAGGTTCTGCTACGGTTGATGATTGGAATGACGCACTCGGTTATAAAGTTGTTAGATTCCGCGAAAGCATTATGCAGTCAATAAATAATTTAAGACTAAAGGTTGGTTAAATGGCAACGATAGTAACAAGAAGCGGTAAAGGTTCGGCGCTTACACATACCGAAATGGACGCTAACTTCAATAATCTTAATGGCGATAAAGTAGAAACTTCTGCTATTGGTACAGCAGCATCAAGTGACGTAACAGCATCAGCAACTGATACCACTGCTGGCAGATTACTTAAAGTTGGAGATTTTGGGTTTAGTGGAACAGGTGCGACTTTAGTAGCACCATCTGGTTTATTGTCCAATCTTGCTTATACATGTGCTTTTCGTTTTGACACAGCAGAAACAGACAGACCATTTAATTACGGTACTGGTATATCATTATCAAGAAGTGCTATTGATTACTCTCAAATAGCAATTACAAGGCTAGGGTCTCCAAGGCTTGCATTTAGGCACTCTCAAACTGGTACAGCGTCTAGCTGGCAAGAAATCTACCACACAGGCAACGAACAGCAGATAGGTGTAAATCAAACTTGGCAAGATGTAACTTCTAGTAGAGTTGCTGGGGTTACTTATACTAATACTACTGGTAAGCCTATTACCTTTTTATTTGAGGGGTTTGCCAGTGGCACGAACCAACTAATTAAGAATTTGTCCGTGAATGGCATTGGTGTTGGTGTCATTTATGGTGATTTGAGTAGTGCAGAAAGAACGCAGATAACAATTGTAGTTCCACCAGGAGCCACGTATGAGGTCAGTAATGCAGCAGGGACAATCACAATACATAATTGGCAGGAGTTGAGATAATGAATTACTTTAAAAATACAAACAATGAAATCTTTGCTTATGATGATGAGCAGTTGGCTCAAGTAGCTGAATATAACAATCAACCTTCTACCTCGGACACGCCAGAAGCAAGAGTGTTTCCTCAGGTTATTGTTGACTTGTCACAGTCAATATCAAACTTGACACCAATTACAGAAGCAGAGTTAGCTGAGTTACAGAAACCTATACCAGAACAACAGCTAGAAATTGATAAGCAATCGCTTAAGTCAGAACGTGAACAATATCTATCAGAATTAACCCACGTTTTCAAAGATGGTTCAATTGTACAAGTAAGGCCAAAAGATTTACCCAACTTTCAAATAGCTACAGCTATTGGCCAGCCAGAGGAATGGGTTATGGCTGATGATAGTGTTAGATTATTAACGGTTGAAGAAATGACAGAAGCTATGAATAGCGGTATTGTTCAAGCTAAAGATATTTGGAATGACTATACAACCAAACTAAAAACATTATAAAAACAGGGCTAATAAATGGCAACAGTAGACTTGACACGCACAGGAAGTTATAACGGTGTAACAACACGCAAAAAGAAGTTTAAGCGCCGTTACGATATGTTTAACGATAATTATCGCGATCAGATTGAGCTTCGTTTAGGTCAAGTTTACACGGCCTTTCGTGAGTTAAAGTTGGACGTACAGCTACATCATCAAACAAACCTTTATAAACAGATTGTTAATAAAATCAGTCAGGTTTATTCGTTTGGGGTTGAGCGTGAATTCGATAATGAAGCACACGCCGAGTTATACGAAGCGCTACGAGTTGACAAAGTTATGGCCCAGGCTAATACT